GATTACGTGGATTCAACCACGCAAGCTCTAATGAAATATAGACAAGGTTATCACATTACGTTAAAAGATGACTTTGAAGACGAAGGAATAGACAAAGCTAGGAGGAGGGCTTACTATTAATGGTCACGGTAATACGAAGGGACAAACCAGAAAACCCAAACAGACAATATAGAAGTAAGTTCAGCAGTCCGCAAGACATGAATATACAACCTGCAGAAGGTCCAACACGTTTTCAACGCGGCGTTGATATGATTTCAAATGTATTTAAAGATACAGGTAGCAATATTGCAGATTACATGAAAGCATCTTCTGATGCACGTGATGGTAGATTTTTTTCTGCACCAAATGCATATGACTCCGACATGGCAAAGTTTCCAATTAATCAAGGTGCAGGTGCATTAGAATTTTTTGGTGATTTATTTCAATTACCTTTTGAATCAGGAGCACAGCTTCTTGGATATGATCAATTTGGTTCCGGACAAGGTAGTGGTGATATGGGATACATGATAAATCAATTCCTAGATTCAGATGCTGCTGATAGAGAAAAAATGGCAATCAACAGTGTTTTAGAAGCATCTCCATTATCTTTAGATTATGCAGGTTTAGTTCAAGATGAAACTTTTCAAAATTTTTTACGTGGACAAGGAATAAATGTTACAGATGATTTTGATATTTACAGAGACATAGTTAAATCAGATGACCAAGCAACAATGGATAAATTTTATTCTATGTCACAAGATCCAGAAAGTCCTTACTATACTAATATAAATAAATTTAAAGCTGCAGACGGAATGGAACCTTATAATCAAGCATTAGAGGATCAGTACAATCAATATTTGGCAGACGAAGCAAATAAATTTATGGAAAGTGTGTATCCTAGTTTTGCAGAAGCACAGACGCCTTTCATGGTTGATCAATTAGCAACAGATTTAGGTGTTTCACCCACATCAGCAGAAAGTATATTGATGGGTGGTAGTGCAACTGATTTTGGATTACTAAATGATTTAATGAATTATTATGAAGGACCATTAGAGTATACTACTCCAGAAGGACAAGCATTATTTGGAGATGATTTAGTAACGAATCTTGCTGGGGGTGTTGCTTCTTTAAGTAAAACAGGAAAAGTTTTAAATAAAGCAAAAAAGAAATTAGGAACTGGTAGAACTGCAGCAATATTAGAGCAATTGTATCCAGGAACATTTGGTGGTAAATTAGAATTTCCAGTTAGATTTGGTAAAGATGGATCGCGATTAAATTTTGGAATACTATCTGGTTATCCTAAAACTTCTGGATTAATTAGATCTCCTTTACAAGCATATGGAGTAACAGTAGCGCCGGATTTTGTAAGCGGTGAGTAATAAATATACAAGAGCAGCTAATGTGTTTTTTGGTGGAGGTAGAGATACTTCTTCTAAAAACAGAGCATTAAATATTGTAGGCCAAACACAATTTACCGGTCCTTTTGGAAGATTTATACAAGACCAAAGTATTAAAAAAGGTTTTTTAAAACCAAACGAAAAATTTTCATTTAAAACAGGATTAAGAGTAGGTGATAGACAAAGAGATTACCAAGATCCAGAATATTTAACTAAGCTAAGTGAAGCAGCACAACTACGAGCAGCAGAAGGTAAAGGATTAAATTTAATTCCTGTTAATTTAAAAAAACAACAAGCAGCAGCTAATAATCCATCTTTAGTTGCAGCCGGTTTGGAAGGACCTTTAAAATCAGCAATGGCAGCAGATCGTGATGACATAGGATTAGTAAAAGGCGCGTTGTCACAATATAGATCTGATCTTGGATATTACGATTTAACAAAAGCGCAAATGGAAGATATGTTAAATCCAAAAAATGTAAAAAAATATGTTGACACCGCTAAAGCATATAAACCTCAACTTAACAAAGTAGTAAATCAAATAGCCAGTTACAAAACAGATAAAAATCAACCAACAAAAGAACTTGTTGATTTAATGACGGATTATACAGATCTTGTAGGAGGATCTAATCCTTTATACAATATACAAAGAGCTCTGACATTTGGACATCCATCTGGCATTGCTGCAAACATTGATCACTATTTAAGAACAGGCAATCAAACAGCAAAAATGTTGTCAAGAGATCCAAAGTTTTTAACAAAGATGCAAGCTGAAATAGGACCATTAAATATTGGTAAAGAAAAAATAGATCGTGGTATATTAGCTGCGCTTCGTAATACTGAAAACAAAGTTACAAAATCAGGAATATCAGAAATGCGTAAGCTATTTGACATGTCAGGATTGCAGTCTATTTTGCCTGGTCAAGTATATAACAAAATGTATTTAGGAATGAACAATCCAGAATTACAAATGCAATTTTTACGAAATGCAATAAACAAAGGTTCCAAGCCTTTTGGTAAATTAACACAAAGAGATGTACAAAATATTATGTTTGGTAATAAAAAAATTAGTGACTTTGGTTTTAATCGAGGTGGCATAGCGAGTTTGTTAGAATAATGGTTTTACCTAAAGTTATAGGCGGTTTACGTCAATATGCACCTAAAATAAAACCTCCAAAAGGAAAGGGGTCTGATGTAAAACTTGATTTACGTCAATCTACAACAGAAACAGTAGCTCCAACAGCTACAGCAGACACTCCAGCTCTATTTTACAAGTCCAGAGAGGCGTTAATTGACGCTCCTATGGAGAAAATGACGGCAGATAGGTGGTTAAATTATCTAAATGCCAAAGGAATTAAGAAATCTGAGCTCTCAGACACGTCCCTAGGGCCCTTTTTACAGGCACAAGGCACAAAAACCTTTACAAAAGCCGATATAATCAAGGAATTTGACGAAATATCCCCGAAATTGAACGTCGTGGCCCTTGGCCAACCAGGTCCTCGTAATATTATTACTAATATTTACAAAAAAATACAAAAAACAGACCCACAAGTAGAAGATCCACGTGTAGGAGGCTTTTTATCCTATCTTCGTGACTCTTTGCCGGGTGTAATCACTGATTCTAGTGGCAGAACAGCAAATAACATTAATCAACAAGCTTTAGATAGCGTTGCAGCCAATGTAGACAAATATATGAAGCAAGTATTTGGTATTGATGGTGCTTTAAACGAAGGTGTGGCACTAACAGCACCTGTGCCTTTTAAAGTACGTGAACCTTTAGTAAACTTAGCAGCAGCTCTTGATAGACGTGGTGTTGGATTATCACAAAAAGATATTTCAAAAACACCTCAATATAGTGGTCAACAAACAATGCCAGGTGGTGATAATTACCGTGAATTTTTGTTTAAATATGAACCAGGTAAACTTAGAACTGGTGAACCTGTGTATACTTATGCACATGACTTTGGATTAAACTCATCACAAAGAGCTGGAGGCGTTGTTCACGCACGTGTGTCAGATCGAACAGATGAATTTGGTAGAAGACTAATGTTTGTAGAAGAAATACAATCTGATATGCACCAACGTGTACAACGTGCAATGCGTGAGTCTAAATTAACAGGAAGAAAACCTGATCGTGAAGATAGCTATGCATTTCGTCAAGATATGCCTCCTCCACCAGAATTAGCTGCCAATAAGCAACAATTAGATTTAATTAATCTTAAAATAGAGAATTTATTAGCTACAAATCCTAGATCACCAGCATTGCCTAAATTAAGACAAGAGCGTGAAAAAATTAGAGTTATCATAGCTGAGTCTATGACTAAAGAAGGTAAACAAGGTGGTGATATTGCCATGGGTCCATTTCAATCATCAAAAGAGTACATGGAGTTTGTTGCTAAATATTTAGTTCGTATGGCTAAAGATGGTAATTTTGATGGTGTTGCTTTTGCAAACCCTGCAATTAAAAACCGTAACTTGTCGCCTGGTGGCAGAGATTATCAAGGTAATGTTGCTGCATATGGCCCTATTCTTAATGGTGCACTAAAAGAGACATCCAAAAAAACAGGTGCAAATTTACTAAATACTGTTATAAGAGATGATAGGGGCAGAGTTTATGGGCAAGTCAAATTGTTAAACTTAAAAGACAATCCAAATGTAAGAGATACTTTCTCTGCATATGCAAAGGGTGGAATAGTAAATGGCAGATAAAACAAAAAATCAAATAGAAAAAGCAATGGATGCTGTTGAGAAAGCATTAGACATAGAACCAATAGGTGAAGAAATACAGTTTGAAAAAAGTGTAGAATTCGATGGTTTTGAAATACAAGAAGATGGAAGTGCAGAGATAGTTGGAGATCAACCAATTGATCAATCGCAAATTCCTTTTGACGCAAACTTAGCAGAATACATTGAAGAAGATGAATTAACCAAGTTCGCTGGCGACTTGGTAGGTGATTTCGAAGGCGATAAAGAGTCCCGTAAAGATTGGGAAGATACCTATATCAAAGGGCTCGATATGTTAGGCTTTAAATATGAAGACCGAACACAGCCTTTCGAAGGTGCGTCAGGGGTCGTGCATCCTTTATTAGCTGAATCTGTTACGCAGTTTCAAGCCCAAGCTTATAAGGAACTCCTCCCCCCAAGCGGCCCCGTACGCACACAAATAGTTGGTGAAGCATCACCAATCGTAGAACAACAAGCAGAACGTGTAAAAGAATACATGAACTATTACATCTTGAATGTAATGGAAGAGTTTGATCCAGAGATGGACCAACTGTTATTTTATTTACCGTTGTCAGGTTCTGCATTTAAAAAAGTTTATTATGATCAAATACTAAAACGTTGTGTTGCAAAGTTTGTATCTAGTGAAGATTGTGTAATTAATTACGCAGCTACAGATTTAGAACAATCTGAAAGAATAACACACGTTGTAAAAATGTCATCAAACGAATTAAGAAAATTACAAGTTTCTGGTTTCTATCGTGATGTACCTATTACGTCAGGATCTGTTAGTACAACAGATGAAGTTATAGAAAAAATAAATGAATTAGATGGTGTTAGTTCATCAAATGAAGATGATGAACATGTTATTTTGGAAATGCATGTGGATGCTGATGTACCAAATTTTGAAGATACATCTGGTATCAAACTTCCGTATATTGTTACTATAGATCAATACTCTTCTACAATATTATCAATTCGAAGAAACTATGAACCAAATGATTCTAACTTTAAAAAGAAACAATATTTTATACACTTTAAGTTCCTCCCTGGATTAGGCTTTTATGGATTTGGCTTGATTCACATGTTAGGTGGATTGTCAAGAACTGCAACAAGTGTTTTGCGACAATTAATTGATGCAGGTACTCTTGCCAATCTACCAGCAGGATTTAAAGCGCGTGGAATGCGTATACGTGACCATGATCAACCTTTACAACCAGGTGAGTTCAGAGATGTGGATGTTACAGGACAATCAATAAAAGAATCTTTATTGCCATTACCATACAAAGAACCTTCTCAAACTTTGTTTGCTCTATTAGGTTTTGCTGTTGACGCAGGTAAATCTTTTGCTGCAATAGCAGATATGAAAATGGGTGAAGGTAATGAACAAAATCCTGTTGGCACAACACTAGCATTGTTAGAACGTGGTACAAAAGTGATGAGTGCAATACAAAAAAGATTACACTTCTCACAAAGAAAAGAATTTAAACTATTAGCAAACTCAATCAAAATGTTTACGCCACCAGAATATCCATACCAGGTTATCGGTGGTAACAGAATGATTAAACAAGCTGATTTTGATGATAGAGTAGATATCATACCAGTTAGTGATCCAAACATATTTTCTATGTCACAAAGAGTTATGTTGGCACAACAACAATTACAATTGGCACAATCTAATCCTCAAATGCATAATTTACGTGAGGCATACAGACGTATGTACCAAGCAATGGGTGTAGATAATATTGATGCAATATTAAAACCAGATCAAAATCAACCAGCACCAATGAGTCCTGCAATTGAAAATGCCATGGCCATGAAAAGTAAACCATTAAAAGTATTTCCACAGCAAGACCATCAAGCACACATGAAAGCACACGCTGAATTTATGTTTACAAGAATGGTACAAATTAATCCACCATTGTATTCTATGTTACAATCACATATGTCAGAGCACATTGCTGCGATGGCAGGAATACAAGTGCAAAAACAATTTGCTGAACAAGAACAAAAATTACAAATGGCTATGCAACAAAATCAAGCTAATCCTCAAGTCATGCAACAATTACAAATGCAAGCACAACAAATGGCTGTTGAGAAAGCAAATGCAATTGCAAAAATAGAAGCTGATGTAACAACTCAACTTGCAAGAGATGAGGAAGAAAGAACTAAACGTGAGCAACAAGATCCTCTTGTTAAATTAAAACAACAAGAAATTGATTTACGTGCAGCAGAAGCAATGATGCGCCAACAAGATGCACAAACTAAAACAACTATGGATGCGGCAAAACTTGACATGGATCGCGATAAGATAGAAGCTGACACAACCATTAAATTAATGGAAACAGCTAATCGTATTGAAGATAGTGCTGCAAAAGATGCATTAGGCAATCTAAAAGAAAATATTGCTTTGACAAAAGAAGCAATGAAAAACGAAACAACAGTGGAGGCAAATGGTAGACGAGGTAAGCAAAGTCAAGACGATCAGTGATGCAATGCAAGAAATTGATGAACTTGCAAAGTCTTTATCTAGCAAATCAGACGACAATTTGTTGATTTGCGCAGCTTTATTAGCCGTGACTAGACAACATTATATTGAAGCTTTAGGTGTCGAACAGACTTCCTTTATCTTTCAATCTGTTGTAGAGTCCTTCGACTATTATAATGGGTATGGGGAAAACTTAGATGTCCCTGTAACAATACACTAGGAGGTAACTATGAAGTTATTACAAGACCTATGGACACACTTAAAAGAGTGGAGCGATTGGGGTATGAAAGACTGGATTAAAGCCGGTATCGTAGCCATAATCGTAATTATTGTTCTACAGTCAATAATGGGTGCTTAATGAAACCATTTGTTGACAGACAAACGAAGTATATGAATCTTCAAAAAGCTGCACGTCAAGAGCGTGCAGCTGAAGAACGTAACTTCATGAAAAACTTCAATCCCAATACAGCGGAGCGTGAAGATTTTACAAGATTCAGAGAAAACTTAAAAGAGCAGGCTTTAAAGCTTGCAAATGCACGTCCTGATGGTGGCATTATGGGCGCTAAAAATGCAGAGATATTTAGATCATTATATGATGATCCATATAGAAAAATGATGGGTCAATACTTGATGACAAATCCAAAAGATTATCAAGAAAACTTTCCTATTTCTTACGGCATACAAAGAATGATTCCTCAAGCTGGTAAAGCACTTATCAGTGGTTTATCTGGAATTCCAATGTTAGGTGCCATGATACCAAAACAAGCAAATGAATTATTAGGTGATCTAAGCTATTTAGATTACAGACCAACAAGATTAGGCACACCAGAAGGTGAAGTCATGCGTGAAGCTTACACATCACCAGCAGGTTTTGAATATCCAGAAGTATTATCTACTGGTGCAGCAGAAGATTATTATGACCAATTCTTCCCAATGCAAGTACCAGATTACTTCTATCAGTTTATGGATAACGAAATGTTACCATACATATTAGGTATGAGATAATGAGTGCTAGAGACGATTATATTAGAAATTTGTATGGAGGTTCATCCAGTTCATCCTCATCTGGATCATCAACAGGCACATCAGGTGGAGCCGTAGGCGGTTATACACCTCCATCAGGTGGAGGATCAGGCACAAATTATGGTAGCAATGTAGGTACAAGTGGAGTAGGTACAAATGTAAGTGGTATTGCAGATACAGAGCACTACAAATATATTACTGATCCTAAGCTAGATGAAGATGCAGGTGTTTATGAAGCAAATCAAGATGTATTTGATTATTTAGGTTTTAGATTAGATGATAAAGACGAGAGTAACGCACCCTTCACATCACCACAAGATACATACGCATCAGATTTAAATTTTATAGGTATTGATCCTGAAACAGTAGAAAATTTAGGTTTATTAGAAAAATTAAAAGACAAATTTGCTATTAGTGATGAAACTTTAAAATTTTATGGCGTAGATCCTGCTAATCCAGGATACATACCGAAAGAACTATATCAGATGATTGCGGAAGGTAGTATTGTTACTCCTATGGAGGCAATGAAATCAGGAGAATCTGGTATAGGAAGTTTTACGGATCTTGAAATGGGTAATCATCCTTTACTTGGAGGTATAGATAAATATTATGGAATTATGAGTGGTAACGCTTTTCCAGGAGCAGCTGCAGGAGGAGATGGTGGAGGAAGAATTAATGTCGGTGGGGGTGGAGATTATGGCTCTTACTTAGGCGCAGGATTAGGTCGACGTCCAAAACAATTAGGAGATTCAGAAAATATACCAGCACATTTACGTATGCTTCAATACATGGTCAATGTGCATAAAGGCAACCCATACACAAAACTAGCCATGCGTAAAAAAGATGGCGGTTTAGCAACTTTAGTAGGAGATTAATATGTGGCATTTATTAGCAAAACCATTATTAGGCGTGGTAGCAGATGGAGTCAAAGGCTTCGTAGCGACTAAGAAATTAAATGGTGAAGTCAAGATTGCAAAAATTAAAGCAGAAAAAAAGAAACAAGAAGATATAGCAGCAGGCAAAATTAAATGGGAAGCATCAGCTGTGGATCAAATGAAAGGGTCGTGGAAAGACGAACTAATTTTAATTTGTTTATTGGCGCCAGCAATTGCAGTTTTTGTGCCTAGTTGGACACCACACATAAAAGAAGGCTTTGAAGCCTTGCATTCTTTACCAGATTATTATAAACATTTATTGTATTTAGCATGCTCAGTAAGTTTTGGCGTGAAGGCTGGACCTGCGGCAATGTCATTATTTAAAAAGGGGAAATAACTATGAAAAAAATAGATCCAAAAAAACAAAAAGGATTAGCTGCATTGAAGAAAAAGAAACCTGAAGTTGTAGCCAAAATGGGTTACAAGAAAAAAGGTGGTAAAGTCGTTGCTAAAATGGGTGGTGGTATGATGAAAAAAGATCCAAGTATGATGGGTTATAAAAGAGGAGGAAAGAAAAAGTAATGGGTAAATTATGTCCTAGAGGTAAAGCAGCAGCAAAAAGAAAATTTAAAGTATATCCTAGTGCATATGCAAATATGTACGCTAGTGCTGTATGTTCTGGTAAGGTTACACCTGGTGGCAAAAAGAAAAAAGCTTCAGGAGGTTATCACAATGATATATCACAAGGAAGAAAACAAGTTTCTAGTCAAAGAAAAGTTAATTTTAGCAATGGCGGCGCTAATATGATTTCTGCTGGCTGTGGTGCTGTAAAAGAAGGTAACAGGAAAAAAACTAAATTATTTACGTAATGGCTAAAAAAGGTCTACGTGAATGGGTTAAAGAAAAATGGGTGGATATTGGTGCACCTGATGGTAAAGGCGGATATAAACCTTGTGGTAGAAGCAAAGGTGAAAAAAGAAAAGGCTATCCTAAATGTGTACCATCATCAAAAGCAAGATCCATGAGTAAAGGTCAAAAAAGATCTGCAGTAGCTAGAAAAAGAGCTGCTGGTAACCCAGGTGGTAAACCAACAAACGTATCAACATTTACAAAGAAGAAAAAATCATGAAAAAAAATAACGTAAAGAAAGTAAAAAAAGTAATTAAAGGTTTGAAGAAAGCATCTAAATTACATGCAGGTCAGGCTAAAACTTTAAAAAGTATAGTGCGAAAAAAGAATGGCTAAAACAGCAGCATGGCAAAGAAAAGCAGGAAAAAATCCTTCTGGTGGATTGAACAAAAAAGGCGTTGCATCTTATCGTGCAGCTAATCCTGGTTCTAAATTAAAAACTGCTGTAACAACAAAACCATCAAAATTAAAAAAAGGTTCCAAAGCTGCAAATAGACGTAAATCGTTTTGTGCAAGAATGGAAGGAATGAAAAAAAGAAGAACCAGTGCAAAGACAGCTAAAGATCCTAATTCTAGAATAAATAAATCTTTGCGTAAATGGAACTGTTAGTATATAGACCATTTTAATGAGAGATGAGACTGCGATTTATTTAATCCTCAAAAAGATTAGAGTACGCAAGGAAGAGTTGAAAGAAGTCATAGCAGCTGGATTACCTAGCTGGGATGAGTACAATAAAACCGTAGGCGAATATAAGGCCTATGCAATAATGGAACAGGAGATTCAAGACCTGCAGAAAGATGAGGAAAACAATGACGGAGAAAGAATTACCTAAACGTGTATTCGCGTTAGAGGAAAAAGATTTGTCAGTAGAAGCTGATGAAAACAACAAAGTAGCTGAAGAAAAAGAAAATAAATTTCTTAAAAAAATTCAACAAGAAGCTACAAAAGATATAGAACATTTACCTGACGAAAAAATTATAGAGCGTTTGCCAGACCCTACTGGTTGGCGTCTGTTAGTGTTGCCATACAAAGGACAAGGTAAAACTAAAGGTGGTGTAATATTAGCTGACCAAACAATGGAAGAGCGTAGTTATACAACAGTGACTGGTTTGGTTCTTAAAATAGGACCAGATTGTTACAAAGATGAAACGAGATATCCAAATGGACCATGGTGTAAGAAAGGAGACTGGATTATATTCGGTCGTTATGCTGGATCACGTTTTGGTATAGAAGGTGGTGAAGTGAGAATACTTAACGAAGACGAGATAATTGCTGTGGTAAAAGACCCAGAGGATATCTTGCAATACAAATAAACAGGAGAGGATAGATGCCTGCAGACGCGCAACCAAAGGTAGAGTCACAAGAAAGTGCTGAAGCCGTCATGGTAGATTTACCATCAGATGGACCATCAATAGATGTGGAACTACCAGAATCAAAAGAAAGTAAAGTAGAATCTCAACCACAAGATCAACAAGAAGTAATAGTTGAAGATAGTGCATCTCAAGGAGAGATGGAGGACTACGGCAAAAAAGTTCAATCAAGGATTGATAAATTAACCAAAAAGCTTAGAGAATCTGAACGAAGAGAACAAGCTGCAATTGAGTTTGCTCAAGGATTACAACAAGAGTCAACAAAATTAAAGCAAAAGACTCAGTTGTTAGACACAGGATATGTAAATGAATTTGCATCTCGTGTTGAAGCACAAACAGCAGAAGCTAAAAAACAGCTAAAAGATGCTATGGATACAGGTGATATAGATGCACAAGTAGAAGCACAGCAAAAAATAGCCCGTTTAGCAGTGGATGCTGATAGAGCAAAGAAAAGCTTAGATCAACGTGAAAGATTAAAAAAAGAAATGGAAGCACGTGGAGTTGATCCTAATCAACCTCAAATGCCTACACAACAACCTCAACCAGCTCCACAACCAGAAGCTCCACCAGATCCTAAGGCAGAAGCCTGGGCTGAAAAGAACGATTGGTTTGGAAGCGATGAACCTATGACACTCACATCTTTTTCAATTCACAGAAAATTAGTTGAAGAAGGATTTGACACGAAGTCAGATGAGTACTATAGTGAGATTGACAAAAGAATGAGGGACACGTTTCCTCATAAATTTGGCGAACAAGTTTCAACGCCCACGCAAACTGTGGCCTCCGCTAATCGGAGTACTCAATCGGCTAGGCGCAAAGGTACTGTGAGACTCACACCATCACAAGTTGCCATAGCTAAAAAATTAGGTGTGCCACTAAGCGAATATGCGAAGTACGTGAAGGAGTAGGCATATGAATACAAATAATAAAAATAAACTACCGTCACGCGAGTCAGAAATTAGGTCTAAAGGAGAGCGACCTAAGGTATGGACTCCACCGTCTCAGTTAGACGCACCACCTGCACCCAATGGCTTTAAGCACAGATGGGTAAGGGCCGAATCAGTAGGACAGATGGATCAAAAAAATGTTTCAGCTAGACTACGAGAAGGATGGGAATTTGTGAGAGCAGATGAATATCCGGAAATGGAATGGCCATCAATCGATACAGGTAGATATGAAGGTGTTATAGCTGTAGGAGGTTTAATGCTAGCAAGAATCCCTAATGAGATTGTTGAACAACGTAAAGCTTATTTTGCAAAACAAACGCAAGATAAAGATGATGCGATTGCAAACGATCCTATGAAAGATCAACATCCTAGCATGCCAATCTCGAAAGAGAGAAGTTCTCGCGTAACATTTGGTGGCAAGAAAACCTAATAAGTTTTTCTAACACATAGTTACACAAAATTAACACACTCGAGGTGAGTGTGTTATAACAATTATGTAAGGAGATAATCATGGCTAATAATAACGCGCCATTCGGTATGAGACCAGTAGGTAGATTAGGAAGCGCTCCGATGACACAAGGTACCTCTAAGTACAAAATTGCAGATGGCTACGGCACTGCGATTTTTAAAGGAGATATTGTAAAGCTAGTAGCTGCAGGAACAATACAATTAAGTGCTGTTACTGATGTTGCTAACGTTGGTGTTTTCAACGGTTGTTTCTATAATGATCCTACTACTAAAAAACCGACATTCTCAAATTATTATCCTGGAAGCATTACGCCTTCTAGTGGTGATATTGAGGCATTTGTCTATGACGATCCAAACATGCTTTTTGAAATTCAAGACAATGGAACTTTAGGTCAAACTGCTATTGGCGATAACGCTGATCACGTAGCTGGCACAGGTTCTACTGTTGATGGACAATCTAGAAACGAGCTTGGTTCTGCTGCTGGTGGAACTGCTCAACTTAGAATAATCCGAATTTCAGAAGATCCCGATAATAGTGATATTGCTTCTGCGAACGCTAACTTTATTGTTAAGTTCAACGAACACCTTTATTACAATAACGGGGCAGGCGTATAAACCTAAGGAGATATTGAACAATGGTAATTTCAAGAATGCAATTGGTCAAAGAACTCGAACCAGGCTTAAACGCATTGTTTGGGTTAGAGTATGACCGATACGAAAACCAGCACACAGAAATTTTCGATGAGGAAAGTTCTGATCGTGCTTTTGAAGAAGAAGTAATGCTTGGTGGGTTTGCCAATGCAGCTGTAAAGCCTGAGGGTCAAGGTATTGTATACGAAGACGCTCAAGAAACTTTCACTGCAAGGTACACACACGAAACTGTTGCTTTGGCTTTCTCACTAACTGAAGAAGCTGTAGAGGATAACCTCTATGACAAAATCAGCACTAGATACACAAAAGCGTTAGCAAGATCTATGGCTAACACTAAGCAAATTAAAGCAGCAAACATATTGAACAATGCGTTCAATGCTAGTTTTGCTGGTGGTGATGGTAAGGAGCTTTGTGCTACTGACCACCCAACGCTAAGTGGAAACCAAAAGAACGAGCTATCGACTGCAGCTGACTTAAACGAAACTTCGCTTGAGCAGATGCTAATTGATATTGCTGATATGAAGGACGAAAGAGGAATGAAAATTGCTCTACAAGGAGTGAAAATGATCATTCCTGTTCAACTTCAGTTTGTTGCAGAAAGACTAATGAAATCTGCTGGAAGAGTTGGTACAGCTGATAATGATTTAAACGCAGTAAGAAACATGGGAATGGTTCCACAAGGTTATGTGGTAAACAACTTCCTAACTGATACTGATGCTTTTTTCATTAAAACTGATTCACCAAACGGCTTGAAACATTTTGTGAGAGCACCAATCAGAACTGCAATGGAAGGCGACTTCGATACTGGTAATGTAAGATACAAAGCTAGAGAGAGATATTCATTTGGATTCTCTGACTGGAGAGGTATTTTCGCTTCACCAGGAGCATAGACTTTAAGAGTGGGCGAAATTAGTTCGCCCACTCTACCTAGTAAATAGTTACCAAGGCTGGCTAGGCAGTACAGTATAGTGACGAGGTAACGAAAGCCCTATACAGGCAAAGGAGTATAACATGGCTACACATTTTAAAGGCCCAGTACTATTCTCAAATGCATCTGCATTTGAAAACTTAAAAATGTCAATGTGGCCTGATCAATTCACCTATATGGATGATTTTAATCAGGGTGCACTAGACGCAACACACAATTGGACTATCGTAAAAGACACAGGTGCATCAGCAGCAATTACAGCAGATGGCACAGGTGGTGAAGTAAACTTAACTTCAGCAAGTACTACTGATAATGATGGTGCATCAATACAAGCAAAACAAGAATCTTTTGCATTACCTACATCAGCTGGTAAAAAATTATATTTTGAAACTAGAGTAAAAATATCAGATGCTACACAAACTGATTTCTTAGTTGGTTTTACAGAAGCTTTTACTACAAACCCAGAAAGCGCTTTGTTATCACAAAACGTTATTGGTTTTGTAAAAGTTGATGGTAGCGCTATTGTAAAAGGAACTACTGAATCTGGTGGAACACAAACTTTAGTAACTTTTGATGATACTACAAAGTCAACAATGGAAAATGATACTTATGTAACTTTAGGACTTGTTGCTACAAAAGGAACAAACTTAGACAAAGTCGAGTTTTTTATTAACAGAAACAAAGTAGGTCAATCTACTACAAACATTCCAACAGCTAACATGAAAGTGATGGCTATGAGTGTTTCTGGTGACGCTACTGGAACTAAAGTAACTACACTTGACTACATTATGGCTGCGCAGGATAGAAACGTAAGCTATAGCTAAACAATATAACCGTGAGTGGGGAGTAATGGCCCCACTCTTGTACAAGGGGAATTAAACATGACACAAGTTGTAAAAAAATTATTTGATGGAGATAGAAAACTAATTTATAGTTTTAACTTTACCATCGCAAGCACTACCGCAGAAAACTACGAAATAGATGTAACGGACGCAGCAAAATGCGCTCTTAACAATAAAGGTCAACAAGCTGTTGCGCTTACAATTAATAAAGCGTGGTGGTCAGTCAACAATTCAGCAACAACTAAACCATTAAAATTGTTTTACGAAGCAAGTGCAGATGATTTAGCATTGACTTGTAATTTTGCTGATGATCAAGATTGGAGCACAATTGGTGGATTAAAAAATCCTAGATCGTCTGGATTTACTGGTAGTATAAAAGTTAACTTTTCTTCGGTAACAGACGATGATACAGCAACTCTAGTACTAGAACTAATTAAAGATTATAGTTAGGAGTCTTAATGGCTTACTCAGGTAGTAGAACATTTAATCTCTCAATAGAAGAGATAATAGAAGAAGCATTTGAAAGATGTGGTCTTGAGGTACGTAGTGGTTATGATTTAAAAACCGCTAGACGATCCATGAATCTAATATTTTCTGATTGGGCTAATCGTGGCCTTAATTTATGGACAATAGATTATGCTACACAGGTAATGACACCTGGTACAAATTTCTATCAAGTAAATCAAAATGTTATAGATATTCTAGACGCTTCAGTAACAACTACTGCAGGCGCGACTGCTAATTTTGAAGGTGATGAAAATACTACAGATGTTTCAATCACTAAAATATCTAGAACCGAATACATGAATTTGACTAGAAAACAAGAAGAGTCATCTGGTGATGCTAGACCAACTCAATTTTGTTTAATAAATGGACAAGTTACAACAAATGGATCTAGTAATAGCGGCAGACCAGAATATCCTATGACTTTGTTTTTGTATCCTAATCCAGATAAAGCTTACATATTTAAGTATTTCTTTTTAAATAGAATACAAGATGCTGGTTCATACACAAATGAGGCAGATGTGCCTTTTTATTTTCTTCCTTGTTTAGTTTCAGGATTAGCTTATTATATTTCAATAAAAAGATCACCGCAGTTATCTGCGGGATTAAAAGCGGTATACGATGAAGAATTTGAGAGAACCGCTGATGCTAACCGAGAAAGAGTCTCGTTTAGAGTAAAACCAGCGCAAGCGTATATACCATAGGAGGTAATATGCCAAAATGTAATATATGTGGTCATACATGTCATTGCATCGTAGATGGATCATGCACCATTGATAGATGTGATTGTAATGACTGCACATGTAAAAAGGAGGACTAATGGGTAACCCACGTTATAATACACAAACTACTAATCCTAGAACAGGATCAAAAGGTGGAGGAAGTTATGGAAGAGGTCAAATCTCTATACCAACACCTGTAGATGCAGGAGCTGTAACTACAAAAGGAATAGCACCTAACAGTAATGAAAAAGAACTTGGTGGAGTAGAAATTTCTATTTCAAAAGGTAAAGAGTCAGGAACTGCTTTAGGAATGGGCGCAGCTAAAAAAGGCGGCAAATATACTTGGAGTTAATAATTGTCATACGCTAAAGGAAAATACGCAAAGTTTATATCAGATCGTAGTGGATTAGAATTTCCATATACAGAGATGGCAATAGAATGGAATGGCATGCGCGTTCATACAAGTGAGTATGAACCAAAGGCACCACAATTGATGCCACATGAACATACACCAGATCCTCAAGCGTTAGAACATGCAAGACCTGCAAGAGTAGAACCAGCAACAGAAAGATTATTAGGATTAAATCCTTTTACACATGAAGCTGGTAGTAGTTTAATAAAAGTTTTTGAACCTGGTCATGGTAGAACCACTGGTGATATTGTAAGATTTAGAGATGCTACAGGTCATTTAGCCAGTACGATAAATGCTGATGCAGGTAAAACTATTACAGTAGTTGATGATGATTTTTATACGTTTAATGTAGGACTTGCATCAACCACAACAGTTATTTCAGGAGGAGGACAAGCGTCTGCTGGACCTGTCACATTATCATCATGACAACATATACTGAATTAGTACAACAAATAAGAGATTACACAGAAACAGATTCTAGTGTTTTAACAGATAGTATTGTTAATGATTTTATTGAACATACAGAAAATAAAATTCTAAGGGATTTAGATTTACCTGTATTTAGATCATATCAATTTTCTAACTTTACTACAGGTAATGGATTTATTACATTACCAGGTGGAGGAGCTACTGTTCCTACACAGTTTTCTGTGATAAGAAGTGTTATGATTTATCCTGCTTCTGGCACAGGAGATCGAATATATTTACAACAAAAAGATGTTACTTTTATGGATGAATTTCATCCTGATAGAACATCTACCGGAACACCAAAGTATTATTGTCAATGGGATCATAATACTATATACGTAGTACCTACACCAAGTGCTGATTTTAAAGTAGAGGTTGGTTTGATAAAATTACCAGATCGAATGACTTCTTCAAATAGTAATACTTGGTTAGGAGATAACGCACCTGCATTAATGCTGTATGGTAGCCTTGTCGAAGCCTTTAAGTTTTTAAAAGGCCCAGCAGAAATGCTGCAAATGTATCAGCAATCTTATGAAACAACACTTCAAGAAATTGCTGCTCAACAGATGGGTAGAGCAAGAAGAGATGAGTGGGCTAACGGAGTTATTCGTGTACCACGTCCTTCAGTTTTACCTGGATATAGTAAACCAATTACAGGAGGACAATAAAATGGCAATATCATCATCAACTGTAACAACCAGTTTTAAAACACAGGCTCTTACAGCAACGCACGATTTCACTGCATCTTCCGGCGATACTTTTAAAATTGCATTGTACACAAACTCATCTAGTTTAAGTGCTTCTACAGCTACTTACGGAGATGGTACAGCAACTAACGAGTATTCTGGAACAGGCTACACAGGAGGAGGTAACACTCTAACCAGTTCTACGCCAGTAGCAGATGGAACAACTGCAGTATGTGATTTCGCAGATACGTCTTGGACTTCAGCAACAATAACAGCTCGTGGCGCTTTGATCTATAATAGTTCAGAGAGTAACAAATCTGTTCTTGTGTTGAATTTCGGTGGGGATAAAACATGCACTAACGGCACGTTTACAATTCAATTCCCAACAGCAGACGCATCTAACGCTATATTAAGATTAGCGTAGGAGCAACATGGCTTTAATTTTACACGATCGCGTAAAAGAAACCACTACTACGACCGGAACAGGTACATTAGACCTAGCTGGTGCAACTGGTGGATTTAAAAGTTTTGTAGCTGGTATAGGTACCACTAACAGAACTTATTACGCAATAGTAGGAAGAACCACTACTGAATTTGAAGTAGGAGTAGGCGTTGTAACAGATGCTTCTCCCGACACTCTATCTAGAGAAAGAGTTATTTCAAGTTCTAATAGTAATAATTTAGTTAGTTTTAGTGCGGGTACAAAAGATGTTTTTTGTACATTACCAGCAGCAAAAGAAGGTTTGCCATTTCCTGTTATTTTTGGATCTGCATCAGCTCCACAAGTAATAACTGTAACGGTAGGCGCGAAAACAACGCTAAATCCATATTACGGGCAAGGTTCTAGTAACTGTTATTATTTTAATGGATTAGAGGCACCTATATTAAATTTAGGCGGTGTTGACACTGGATATAAATATTATTATAGATTTGATCAATCTGATTCATCAAATTCTGGTCATCCTTTAAGATTTTATACTTCCGAAAGTCAAAGTCAAGAATACACAACAGGAGCATCTAACACAGGTAGTTCACCTGCACCAGGTAATTCTGGAGCATACACACAAATAGCTGTTTCTGAAACAACAAATAAAACTTTTGTTTATGGCTGTTCTAATCACGCTAATATGGGTAATCATTTAGTAGTTCCTTCATCAATTCAATATCCATTTGATTTAGCAGTTGGAGATGATTTAACTGTTACAGGAGATGCTGACGTTGCAGGAGATTTATCGATTACAGGAAGTGGTAAATTTAAAATGCCAACAAACACTGCAAACAAAATATTGGTTGCAGACGGAACAAGTTTTGAAGAAGTAGACATGTCAGGCGACGCTACAATAGCATCTGGTGGTGCTTTAACTCTTGCTAACTCAGGAGTATCTGCAGCTAGTTATACATCATCAAATATAACTGTAGATGCAAAAGGTCGTGTAACAGCAGCTTCTAGTGGTACAGCAGGTGCGTCTGCTGGATTTGTAATTGCAATGTCCGTTGCACTTTGATATAAGGAGAGATCATGGCACAAGATTTTGAAAGAGCTGTTGCAGCAGATGGATCAGGAGACGTAGCTATTGGTACAACTGCACGTACCATAATAACTGCAAATTCAGATGATGCTGTAATAGGTATAAGATTAGCAAACATAGTAACACAAACAATTCAAGCAGATGTCTATATTACTAGCACAGCTAGTGGTGGATCAGCTGATTCTTACATTGTAAAAGGAGTAAGCATTCCTCAAGGATCATCAATGGAATTAATTGACGGCGGTGCAAAAGTCGTGCTTCAAAGTGGTGACGTTTTGAAAGCAAAATCTGACACAGCTAATAGTTTAAATGTTTGGGTATCATATATTGATAGCATAAGTACATAGGAGGGTAAATGGGTTATATAGGACCAGCTAATACTGATCAGTTTAAATCCATGTCTACCCAGACTATTACTGGGGATGGATCTGCAACTACATTTACATTAACAACACCAGTTGCTAATTCATCAGAGATAAGATTTGTTGTAAATAACGTTGTACAAAAACCAGATGTAGATTACACTGCAAGTGGTACACAACTATCAACAGGATCTAACGTATTAGCCGGGACAGATGCAGCGTATGTTGTAAACATAGGTGCAGCTGTAGGATCACAAACACCAGATACTGGTAGTGTTGATCATACTGCAATCAATCCTAGCTTTAACGGTATGTATTTAAACTTAGCGACAATTACCTCAACGGTAACAATAACAGCAACACAAAATGCTTTTGTGGCTGGACCAGTTAATTACACTGGAACAGTGACAGTAGCAGGGACATTGACAGTAATATAATGGGAACTTTATTCGTAGACAAATTAGATCCACAATCAGGAACATCTTTAGAGAT